CCGCTAAATAGATTTATCTTATGCTTGTTGTAAGTCTCTAAAGTAATGTCTTCATTCTCTAACTTACTGTTAAGTTCTTCAAACCTTTGATACTGGCTTAAACTTATATCTTCTATATTTTCTGGTAACAATATCTTCATTAATATAATAACGTTTTTAAAATTGTTTTGTTATTTAATAAAAATAAATGAAATAAAGTATTGTTTATCTAAAAGCGTGTTGTATATTTACACCATAGAAACACTAAAACAAAAACACCATGTACACTTTAAACCAAATGACCGAATCAAGAAACCTAGTAGGAACTGAGATAAACGAGTTAGAATACATTGACCATATGGTAATGGAACAAGGAAAAACTTACTTTCAAATCATACATTTAAACGGACAAGAAAGATTAATCGAAATAACAGAAATTGTAAAATAATAACAACGGGGTGTAAAAACCCCTTTTAAATTTAATATATGAACCGCTTAATAAAAATACTTGGATTAGATGTAATTCAAAAACAAAACAAAGAGATTATTGATTTACTAGAAGAGTCTAACCGAATAGCAAAACACGCATTAGAAAACGGAACTAGGGTTCACAGCAGAATGACCTCTTATTATTCAAGAAAATAAACTTTAGAAACTATGAATTTATACGACAGATTAAAAGACAAAGAAACACTTAACACTATTAAAGGTAATTATGATAAAATCAATTTAATAGATCAGTTAAGCAAATATAAATATATTCATCAAATAAGATACTACGATATAACCTCTTTATGGTGGGCGTACAATCCTAATAGTAATAAGATAGACATGGAAAAAATCCAACAACTCTTTGAAGACTAACCCGTTTTTTATTTAGTAAGTTTAGAACGTAAAAACACCTTGTAATAATTGCAGGGTGTTTTTTTATTGCATAGATATCTAATGCACGTACAACATACTTATCTAATATCCATACCTACACTTCTCATTAAATTCTCTTCAATACCATAGCAAGTTAAGTCTACGTGTTCATCATGTTTAGCATTTGGAAACGTACCTACTTGATTTAAAAAGTGATCGTTCCAAGTACCTTTAATTAGTTTAACCCTACCTCCCTCGATATAAGGCGATGCCATTCTAGCACATTCTATCTTAGACATATTTACAAATGGAGTTTTAATCTCAGCAATGTTTAATCTTGTTTGACTTCTTATTAATTGTGCGATACTTTTACCACTCGCTTTAGGCTCTACTTTGCTTAGTCCTACACTTACACCGCTTGCTGTTATATGCTGCGGTATGAACTTTACCAACTCTGGTAACTCTAAATATTTATCTATGCTCGATAGTATGTAATAGTTACCGTTGTGCTTTGTGCCTATCTGCAAACCTGTTGGATCGTTCTTTGTGTTCTTAGTGTAAGCACCATCTATAAACAAAGTCCATCTTAGATTGCTTGGTATTGTGTTTAACTCTACTATCTCAAACCATTCTTTTCTCCATTCGCCCCCCTCATCAGGTGCTGGCATCTGCATATATTGACCTGCAAAAGTATATCTGTTGGCTTGTCGTATCTGTTCGAGTTCGTCAAACGTATGCTTCTGCCCCCATAGTGGTATGTTATATTCATCTAAAGCAGGCAAACAAAGATGCTCCCAATGTTCACCACTACCACCATCTAATAAATACCCGCTTAAATCTTCTTCGTGTAGGCGTTGCATAATTAAAATAATAGGTGTTTCCCTACTGTTTACCCTTGAGCGAATAGTGTTATTATATCGCTCATTAACTGATTTCCTTTTAACTTCACTAAACGCATCATCTGGTTTTAACGGATCATCTATTATAATAGCACCACCAAACCCCCCTATTGTTGTACTACCTGCACCAAATCCAGTAATAGCACCTCCAGAGGCAGTAGCATACATGCCACCACCAAACTCATTAAACCATTTACCTTTACTTTGTGCATCACGTTTTAAATCCATACCCCACAATCTTTGAAAGGCATCGCTTTGAATGTATTCTTTTGTTTGTGCTGAGTTATCTAATGCGAGTGCATCAGAATAAGATAGGTGTATGAATTTAGACGAATGTGTTTTTGCAATACACCAACTAACAAATATCTTAATAGCAAGTTCTGTCTTTCCATATCTAGGAGGTATGTTAATTATACCCCTAGTTATTTCAAGGTTATAAACTCTGGTTAAAAAGTCTGCTATTATTAAAAAATGGTTTGATAATATAAAGTTTCTACCGTGTACCTCTTTGTAGATGTAACAGGCATAAAATAATAAATCTGCCTCGCACTTTCTTTTGAGTACTTTATCTTCGTTTGTCATCTGTAACGCTTCTCTAACTCAGCATCTATTAATTTTATATCTTCGGCAGTTAAATCTTTATTGTAGTTTACGTTTGTATTCTCTACGCGTTGGTTTGGCTTACCGTTCATGTACTCCATAAATAATTTAACCGCCCAACCTTGCTCATCCTTTAAAGCGTTGTGTAAAGCCTTGTAAGCATCGTTCGCTAATGGTGTTAACCTTTCTATTAGTTTCTGCTCATCCGCTTTAGGTTTGCGCCCACTACCCTTATGTCCTCTGTTGTTTTTTCTACCGTCTGCCATAATCGAAAAAAATCGTTATCGATTCTATAATTATAACGTTTTATTTGTTGCTTTGTTATTTTCTGGTGTTGTGCTATTGTTATTTTCTAACACCTCAAGCCTTCTATGTAGTGCGTGTATCATCACATAAATATGCTCTATACGTTCTTTTGTTGTGTGTTTCTTTGCTTTCATATTGATATTATTATTATTATTACCCTAACGCACCACATTACCAAAGTAACCAGATATGGATAGTACATAACTTTTACAGGTGTTGCAGCACCGAAGATTATAAATTGTAATGTACCTATTAGTTTGATGATCTTGATTTAGTAGATTCGCCACAGTTAACGCACTTTATATTTGTTAATACATTCCTGTGATATTCAACAGTATCTTTGCCTTCTTTTAATTCTGTTGTGTGTTGACAATGTTCACATCTAATCGTACCTATAAAATCTTCTTTGTGTTGTGATTTAATTTCTATTAGTACCATGTTATAGACTTTGAAGGTATTCATGTAGTTCTTTTGTCATTATTACAGTAAGTTGCATACCTCCTATTATAATATTTACCTCACCTTCTCTATTAGGTATTTCCCACGCTGCCGATATCCAATGTTTAGACACGTTGCCCGTAGTCCATTGTTCGCCCTCTTCGTCAAATGTTAGTATTTCAAGCGTCATCTGTTTGCTTTTCTATTAGTTTATCTAATTGAGTTTCTATATGCTTTAAAGTATTACCAGAACCATTACAATTAACGCAGAAGTTCTTAGTATGGTATTGAATCGCAAAGGCATGAGCGTATAAATCAATCAGTAGTTTAACGTCTGTTTGTTTCCAGTTGTTTTTAATGGCTTTCCGCTTATAATCTTTGTATTGTATTACTTGGTTATCCGTTAAGCATCGTGCTACCTTGTGAGTTCTAAACAGGTGTATATTATTCCATTTCTTTTTACGCTCTTCACACTTTGAACATTTTTTAATTCCTAAAGTATCTGTAATGTCATTTACAAGATCACCTAGTCCGTAGGTTTCTTTCCATTGCTTGTACTCTTTGGTTCTTTTATCTTTTGGCTCTCTCATTTCTTATTGTGTTTATTACGCTTGTTAGAATATAGATGTATTTCGTCTTTTAAGATGTGTTTGCGCCCCTCTTGTAGTTTTCTGTTAACGTCCCAATACTTAGCACCGTTTAACTCCGCTAACCCTCTTAGACTGTGATCGTAACTTTTCTCTAGATAATACCTTGATAAATATCGTAATTGTTTTGCTCTCGATAAATACATTAATTCTTTATCATCTACTTCAAACGGTTGGTCGTTATCTGGATTGTTTAACACAGCATCTAAAGAGACTAATTTATATCTATCATCATTCCTGCACTTGTCAATAAACAAACCTCTTAGAACTCCCCAAATTAAACCGTCTTTAATTTCTGTAAAAGGTTTCCTTTCGTTAGCGTCATACATTTTTAGATACATATCTTGAACTAAATCACCTGCAAGGTCATAACACCCACACAAGTTATAAGCCATTTTAAGCCACTTTTTATTCTTTTTAGATAACTCCTGTAACATACTCTTTTATTATGCTATAAATATAAACTATTATATTTGCTAAACCAATAGAAAATATA